GCTCTTACAGAGCAAATTAAAAATAAGCCTACCTTGGCTGATATTAACCAGATAATGAGAGATAATGCAGAATATACACAAAAGCTTGCCAAAGACTCGGCTAAGACTGCTTTCCAGTATGAGATGATGGGGCGTATCCCCGATACCATTTTCGCTAGTTTGGCAGGCTCTGGGCAGCTGATGAGGGAAGGTGCAAGGGATATCTCTAAAACCGTAATGCAAGGGGTGCAGGCATTACCTAAGCCGAACATTCAAGCGCGTGCTTATCAAAACCCTACCTTTAGGTATTTCCAATAGGGTGCAGTAAACTAAAGCCATGGCAGGAACTTCAACAATACCAATTTTTGGTTTAGCTGGCGGAGGCTATATTTCCTCAGCTGGCGAAATGGTATCTCCAGGCGGAAGTTTAGTTTCTTCAGACAGTTCAGGAGGCGCAAGTAAAGGAATGGAGCCCTTAACAGCTACCTTAGGATTTGCCAATCTTGGTGCAAGTATCTTCGGCGGTATGGCCGCACGGAGAACCCAAGCCAACATCGCTAACGCTCAAATGGCAGCGGCAGCGGATCAACTGAAGAATCAAATTCAGATGACCCGTGATATGGCCAAAATAAATGTGGGAGATAATGTTGCCAGCCGGGTTTTTGGTGCAACAACTGGAGCTGATATTGAAATGGAGCGCCAAAGAAGAGGTGCGCTTTTCAAGGAAGGTCCTCTGCGGGAACTGCAGTTAGCTGGTGATATGGCCGCAGGCCGTGCTGCTCTTGGTCTTCAGGGATCCGAAGAAGCCAAGTCAATCGCTCGTCGTGCAAACAAACAAAAACTAAAAGATACTCTTGCGCAGAAACAAGGAAGTATGATGGGTATGTTCGGTCGGATTGCGCCGGTTGACGTAGACAGTTTATTTGTTTGAGGCATAAACTATGGGCGGCGGCAAAAAGGTAACTTACAATCCCCCAAAGATTGAAAGGGATAAAAGTTTTGAGAAGTATCTGGAATACCAGATGAAGCGGGATCAGGCTGCCACTGACCGTGCAAACAAAGAAAAGGCCGAAGCCAAGGCAGCTAAGGAAGCTAGGAATAAAGCAGGTGCTGCAGGCTACGATGCGTATGCTTCTAACATCCAAAGCCAACTTAAGTCTGGTTTAATTAGTTTTAATGATGCACAAAGCAGACTAGAAGGTTATCGTTCTAAGTACGAAATCTCCCCTGGTAAAAAGGGACAAGAATTATCTGATTATTACACCAAACAATTACTTCCTGGACGTCGTGAGACCGGTACAAAAGCTGCTTATGAAGAAGTTTTAGGACGTGCAGCAACTACAGACGAGTTGGCAAAAGCTAAAGAACGTTTTGGCACGGGCTACTACAGCAGTGTTAAAGATTTAAAAGACTCCTTATATAAAGGCCAGGAGTACCAGAAGAAGTTTAATAAGAGCTACCTGGAGAATTACTACGACACGCAGTTCGGCAAGCAAACGACGGATGCAAAGGGAGAGCGTACTGGAAAGCGTACGTTCACATTCGACAAGAGTCTACTGCCTAAGTACAGCGGAAATCTACAAGGACGTTCAGGCATTACTACGCCGAGCTTTAAAGATTCTTTCACCGGAACTCCTGCAGAAATTCAGGAGCAGTTACAGAATGTACGTGACACCCGTCAGTATCTGTACAGCGCAGGCTTAACCAATCTGCAAGGTGAGATCAACAAAGAAACCACCAAGCTTAAGAGCGAAGGCCAGAAGGAGTTACAGAAAATTAAAGAACAAGGAGGTCTTTACAGATCTCTGGTTGGCACCTTTAGTTTTTAAATATTCACTTGGTATAATTAATTCAGTTCCGAAATTTATAAGGAAATGGCCTCTACTCCCAAAGGACAAAGTACGTCCGACGATTATTTTGACATTAAAAAATTCGAGGATCTTCTGTCCCGTTTGGAAGCTTCTAAAGGTCGTCAGCAGCGTCAAAAGTCTCTTGAAGGCCGCCGTGACATCTTCGCCACCGGTCTGGCTGGCATGATGGGCAACTTCTGATAATTTCTTCTAGGATTTGATAAGCCATGACTAGTAGTGTACCCAAAGGCCAAACCGATGCCGATGATTGGTTTGATCTAAATAAGTACAAGCAAGCTGCTGGCGTGGCTTACGAATTTTCCAAAAAGAAAATGGAGACTGCCGGTGAGCAAGAACGAGAAACCATCGGTAAGGGCGCAAGCGAAAGCCGCGAATCAGCGGCACAACAGCAGCGATTCCGCCAGGAAGACGAAAAACGGGACTACGATCAGGCCCAACGAGCTTATCGATATTGAGTTATTCGACACCTGGGTCGATAACTTAGACGCCGCTACGCAAGAATCGTTCTCTGCTTTTTGCTCAGATAACTACTCAGTTATCGAGATCTATTTGTATGCCAGATTTCTTGGTTACAAAGGCAGTATTCAGCCCTGTGATCTCTGGGTCAAAGACAACTACAAAAAGCCGGATCACCGGAAGAAACTCCTGTACGAAATCGACGAGATGCAGGAGGACATCCGCAAACTGCGTGAAGACGTAGAAAACGGTGTTGTTAAGCGTGATGCTGGTGTTGCACGTGTTGCTTCCATGCAGAAAGAACTTCGTGGTCACATTGATCAGGTAGAGAAGTTTACAAGCACCCGTGACAGGAAAGGTTTGTTGATGGCAGGTGCAGACCGTGCTATCCGTGAACTGATGTTTATTTTCAAAGACGACCCCATCGAAATTCCGTTGGAAGAAGCAACGATGAGCGTATGGGCAAGAATGCAGTTGGAAGAATAGGTCAATTAAAATAAGTTCATACGCAGAGCACTATAAGTGCGACAGTAATTAAAAATGGCTAAGAAGAAAATGCCGCCTCAGCTTCTTGAGTACTTCAAGAAAAAAGAAGCCAAAAAAGAAGATGGCTCTGAGATGAGCGACAAGGAAAAGCGTAAGGCTGCCTTGGAAAAAGCACGTAAATATAAAGAGCAGAAAAAAAACAAGAAAGAAGAAAAATAAGATAGCATTTAAGTAGTATTGATCTACTGTCGTGCCAAGTTATACGCACCTTGCTTATCGACGAAATGCCAAGGCTGCGGCACGTAATCAACAAATTAAGAAGCCAAAGAACGCGGAACTTTTAAAGAAAGCCCGTGAAGACTTTGGCTTTTTCTGTGAGTATGTAGCAGATAAACCGCCTGCAGAACATCACCAGCATTGGCATCGTCACTTTGTAACAGATCAAGATAGTTCTTGCCTGATTAAGATTGCTGGCCCTAACGTTGATCTTCTTGCACCACGGGGTTCTGCCAAGTCAACGGTTTTAGGCCTTCTTACAGCCTGGGCCATAGGCATCCACACCCACGAAAAACTACCACT